GCTGTGCTTCGAGTCGCTGTGCTTCGAGTCGCTGTGCTTCGAGTCGCTGTGCTTCGGCTGCGGCCGTTGCCGCTTTATTGCGGGCAAACTGGCCAACCGGTGGCAATGACTCAAGTAACTGTCTATAATTAAAATTACGTGCTTTTTCTACTCTAGATTTGTAAAAAGGATGTAATGGTGAAATTTCACCCGTTTGTTCCGCAACCTTTTGAGAAATAAGTGCTCGAACCACATGAGGAGCTCGTATTCTCAAAGGACCTGCTGATGGGGGTGGACGAACAAATATAAGAGTTCCATCTTCTTGTAAACGCATATATTTATAAGGGTATAGATTTGTATAACGATTACCAACATATGTATAATCACCAAAACCAATCATTGATTTATGTTCTTTGCGTGTTATTTGATTAGGGTATTTATAATCAAATATTTTACAAATATATAACCCACCCATTATATATTGAGAATATGTGCCAAACTCTGTTATTGTCGTTATTTTAGGTGTAAATATAAGTGGTGCAAAATTTCCTGTAACTGTAAAAGGGGGTTGCCCTCCGCCATAGTTTGTTTCCAATACTAAATCATATTTCATAAAATAGAGTTTGGCGTTTGATGTAAAATTACAACAATATATATTTGCTTGAAATGTCACATTTTCAACAGATGTATGTATAGAAAATGTATAATTTGGATATATTAATTCAACCGATTCAACATCAAATAATGGCGAAGATTCAATAAAATCTGAAAATTCCTTAAATAATTCTTCATGAACTTTTGTGCTTGAACATCCTGCTTGTAAATATGGTTTAAGTTCTTCAATCTTAACAATTCTTGTTTCATAATCTCTTAAATGATTTTTTATTTTTTCCTCTTTCCCTTCCTTACTGTAAATACATCCTGGTAAAGCTACTCGTTCTGAATTTTCATTATATCGTACTTTTCCAGCATTTCTAAGAGATAGAATCGAATTCATTGGTATTTCCTTGGTTTGTATTATTATATTGAAATATTTCTGTAATTCGAGATGTATAAAGGAAGCTTGAACATAATCAGCACCTTTTTCTAAACGTTCATAACCCAAACACAATCTCCAGAATCCCATTTCACTTGAAGATCGATAGGCCGCATATAGTTCGGGCTCTCGTCCTGGAGCAGAGGATTCATACACAATACGACGTTTATTATTATTTGCCTCTGGATTATAGGAAATTACACGAAAGGTAATTCCATCGATTTCAACGGCAGGAATTTCCATATCTATTTAGTCTTTATATTATAGTGGATAACGATAGAGTATTTGAACAGTAAATAAAGCGTTTAAGGAAGAAAATATTCAACCTACAGTACTCTGAGGTATGGAGTCTCATGTGGATACAGCGTTTTTTAAGATAAAACCAACAAAACGTAGTAGCGCTGAGGAACGAACCACACTTGATGTTATTCATCAACATCAACTTACTCTTATGAAAGTAGAGCATGATCAGGTAGAGGGATTAACGAAAAATCTTGAAGATCTACAAAATCGTATCGATGGAACAAGTGATGATATTATGCGAGGACAAATGGAGAATAAATATATTCGAATGAAAGAGGATTTATCAAAAAAGGATAAAGGTGACCGTGTATATGATTATTTTCTCAATACGGGTGATGTTCTCTTTCAATATTATGATATGCAGGATAAGATTGCGCAGGGAGCGTCGTCCTCTATGATGCAGCGCACACGACGCAAGCCAGGAGATGTTTTGAGCGCACTTGAATCCGCAATTAAACAAGATGAGAAAGAACAAGATATTTCTGGATCTGTTTTACAGGTCAAAAAGCCGGAGGAAAAGAAGGGGAAGAAAGGAAAGAAAAGTGTTAAGAAAAATGAGAACTCTCTAAGTCGCGACGGACTCTTGGATTCGTATTTACAGAAAATAGACCCAGGATATTTGAAAAAACATGTAGACTTGAATGATACGAGTGATGAGTGCGACCAGTGTGGTGAAGATATGATTTTCAGTCAGAATGAAGCAACACTCTATTGTCCAGGTTGTGGTTGTGTAGAATTCATTTTGATTGATAGTGACCGACCTTCTTATAAAGATCCACCTCGTGAATCCTCTTATTATGCTTATAAGCGTATTAATCATTTCAATGAACTTCTAGCACAGTTTCAAGCAAAGGAAACAAAGGAAATTCCAGAGGAAACCTTTGAGCAGATTGTGACGGAACTCAAGAAGCAGCGGATTGCGGATACGACTAATATAAAATATCGTTCGATGCGTGAGATTCTCAGAAAACTCAAGTTGAATAGTCTATATGATCATATTCCACATATTATTAATCGTTTGAATGGACATAATACACCGGTTATGGATCGTGAAACGGAGGAAAAACTGCGTCATATGTTCAAGGAAATTCAACCGAGTTTCCAGAAACATTGTCCGAAAAATCGTCGTAATTTCTTATCGTATGCTTATGTCTTGTATAAGTTCTGTGAACTTCTGGAATTAGATGACTTTTTAGCAAATTTCCCGCTTCTCAAAAACAGAGATAAATTGTACCAACAGTCGAAGATTTGGCAGAAGATTTGTGAGGATATGCGATGGGAGTTCATTGCCTCAGTATGAGTCAATTCACGAACTCGGCAAAGCCGAGTGACTTCATAGCATCGGTCTAAAGTCAAGTAATTAACTCATAAAAGAATGGATACCCGTATTCCATGGTATTATATGTGGTCCCCCCATTATGAGATATTTCATCGAATTTTTCAAGATAAATTCCATGAATCATTGAGATTACCGAATGAATTTAATGATAGGCCTATTTATATTGAACAATCTGTATTTAAAAATGAATTACATGATACAAACGGAATACATCCTTTTGTAGGTTGTACAATCAAGGTTGATTTACTCATTCAGGCTATTTATAATAATTGGAACGGTTATTTTTTATTTTCAGATATTGATATACTTATTAAAAATGATTCTATACGAGAGGATATAGATATTTTTATTCAAAAAGAATATGATATGGTTTTTCTTAAAGAGGATAAAACTGTAAATATAGGATTTTGTTTAATAAAAGCCAATGAAAAAACCTTAAAATTCTGGAAAGATGTTCTTTCAAAAATTACAAAAGAAGCACACGATCAGAGTGTTGTAAATGATGAGTTACCCTTATTTGATGGTCTATGGGGATTTTTTGACGAAAAAATATATGTATTGTCAAATTATATAAATCTTGAAAATATTCATAAAATTAAGATATGTCAATTCCTTTCATCATGTAATGGTTCAGAAACTGACATGTGTGAAAAACTTTTAGGAATAAAGTATTTTTGTAATCTTGATATATATTCTCATTTAATTCCACAATATGTGAAGAATTTAAATTTATAAATATTATAATGAGCTCCATGACAATTAGAAAATATCAATAATTTTTTTTGAATATTCTTTATATTGTGCGATAAGAAAAATACATAAATAAAATTTATGTATTTTCTTTAATATTTCTTTAAATTTTTATGACATGTTCATGGCTTATGGCTTACATGCGTGGGAAGCCGACCAGGTTGGCACCTAATCCGAATCCGGCACCCTGGCGTGCCGTGACGCCGATAGAAGGTGCGAGGACGTCGAGCAGAGCAAACACGGCGGCGGCGACGAGGGCCAGCGAGGCGATCTCCTCAAGAGGCAGGGACTTCTTGGGAATAAAAATGGCGGCGGTGGCTACGGCGAGGCCCTCCACTAGATACTTTAAGGCACGGTTTACGAATTCACTGACACTGAACTCCATGACTTCTATACCAGACTCTTAGAAAAAAGAGTGAATGCCGGAGAAAGCCTGCGTAAAGAATTGTCGAAAAGGAATACATATACGGACAGAATGCCCACAGCAGAGAAGACAGAGAAGGCAGAGCCAAGAGAGGATTTTCTTACCGAGGACAGTGAAATCCCGGGACAGCGTTTTTGTCTGCTCAGTTTTCTGAGTCCCGAGAATGTTCTAGCAAAGAAGGAGTTGTATTATTTTGAGAAGTTCCTGGCGACGTATGAGATTCAGTGGAAGACGAAGAATCTGGAGGCATTTCTGGCCAAGCAGGTCAATAACTTCAATGGCAAGCTGGATGCGGAGGCGGCACGACTGGATTCGGAGGACCAGGGGAAGGCAGCAGATATCTGTCGCGCAAGTCGGGCACGTTTGGATGAGGTTCTCACTTCATACCAGGACTACTTGAAACAGAATGCCAAGGAGATTTCACAGACAAAGTTGAAGGAGGCCTATGATGACTTTATATATGCCCATGGCAAAAAGGTTGAGGATGAATTCTATGCCAAGAATGAGTTTCAGACTACGGTGCGAGGACTCAAGATTCGTGGCTCGTATAGTACGCATGAAGAGGCAGCAGCGCGCGCAAAGAAGTTACAGAAGAATGACACCATTCACAATGTCTTTGTGGGTGAGGTCGGAAAATGGCTGCCATGGGATCCATCACCCAGTGACGTCAAGGAGCAGGAATACGCCGAGGAGCAGCTCAACACTCTCATGAAGTCGTATAAGGAGAATGAGGAGTCTCGTGAGATGTTCTATAATAAGAATCCGGACGCCAAGAAGGAGGCCTTCAAGGGCGGCGAGAAGAAGAAGGTTGTGTCGATGTCTCGTGAAGGCGATAGTGAGGGACCCCACGATTCCTTGTTTGGTGGCGGTATTGATCTAGCGCTCCAGCGTAAAATGGAACGAGATGCTAAGAAGGACGAGTAAAAATTGAATGCTCAATATCCAATCCTGTATGTATTGAGGATGACACAGCGTTATAAGATTGGAGATAAAGTGTTTATTAAACATGATAAAAACCTATATACTCTTACAGGGTATGTAACTGATTTTGGATATAGTGCTCAATATACAGCAATTTATCAAGGAAAACCAATCGTTATGGAGTTAGCATGGTTGCCAGATGCGCTGATTGTAGAAAAATTTCCTAAAGATTAATTTCCTAAAGATTAATTATAGTATTTATTTCAATTAAATACTATAAGTTTTTATATATAAACGCCAAATTAAGATCCATAACCGGTTACATCATTGACGTTGTAGCGGGGCAGGATCGGAACGCAAGTGCGCTGCGAGCAGAAATAGCCCTCGGAGCAAGGTTTAAGACCCTCCTCGCATTGCGCTGCCATTCCCTGGTCTTCAAATCCGCTTATAGAAGGAACAAGCTTTCTCAAAAAGGGGATAGCAACGATAAGAAATAAGAATACAATGGCCAAAGTTCCAACGCTAAAACTTACTGCGCTACGAGCCATTTCTTTCTAATATACGAAGAAAGTTAAGGTAAAACCGGGAGGCCAGTGTCGACAGGGAGTGGAATGGTATTGGGGAGATTACAATATCCGTTAATACACATTTGACCCATAGGGCACGGGGGTTGGTCAACACCGCATTTTAATGCATCGGGTGATCCAATAAAGGATTCTTTGTAAGAGGCGTAAAAAGATAAAACTACGGCAATAACTAGTATAATTAATGCGACCGTATAGCGTTGCATGATAGTTCCTATACTAATAACTCTTTTTGACTACAATCGATGGTCCACGCATTTTACGAGTCTCTGGATTGTATTGATTGACATCTTCTTCATCCTTATCACGATAATATAAGGCGTTGTGCTGCCAGAATTGCGGGGCGCCGATACGGAATTCTCCACGCATTTCGGCCTTATACCAGTAAATCTGTTCTTCAAGGCGATTGCTCCGGGTATTGTTATTAATTACCAGACACTCAAAATTTTCGGTACATTGATCCATGATTTGTCCGAAAAACTCAAGAGAAGGAAAGGCAGCACCGTAATTCTCAAAAATTCTCTTACGATTGTTGAAATATGGTTCACGTAAGATAAAGACATAATCGACGTTTGTACGAAGTACGGGAGGAAGTCCAAGGGGGTATTGCATCGTAATGAGAAAAAATACCTTTTGGTGACGACCGTTCAAGAATAGATAGCGAATATTTTTGTCATGTGTCCAACTGTCATCGTACATACAGTCATCAAGAATCAGAAAGCTGCGGGGATCCAATTTACTTTGTGGGGCGGGAGATCCTGCCATTCGAGGAGCATTTTCAACTTGCTGTATCTTCTTTGTCATAAGTTGTTGACGTTTCACAAAATTGGATAAAATAGCGGCATTGTATTCGCCATGAATAAAGAGCGGGGGAATAATTTTACTGTAGAAACTATTGGATTCTTCTGTACCACTAATAACTGTTCCAATGGGAATATTTTGGTGATGCCATAGAAGGTCTTTTACAAGCGTGGATTTTCCTGTGCGTCGGCGACCAATAAAAACACATACGGCATCCTGGGGGATCATTTTCATATCGAATTTTCGGAGACGAATGCTTTGTGCTGCTAGACTTCCAGGGTTCACGGGGGCTTGTGACATACTAACTACGAACACGACATAAAAACAATGTTGATAAAGGGCGCATTATTAAAACCCGCGTTAAGAAATGTAAATTTAAGCCGAAAACCCGGAGAGATATGGTAAAGAACGGGAAGGCAGGAAAGAAAGGGATAGCAACAAAAGCCGTTAAAATAGAACTTGATACTCGGGAACCTAGCGAAGCATTTGTTTCGATGGATCCAAAAATTCATAATTGTCAGGATTATATTCCCATAATTCCTGAACTTCTTCCGTTAAAGATGAAGAAGGAAAAACGTACAATTAGTTCAGACTATAAACTAAAATCATGGGAACCTGAGACATTAAACAAAAATAGGGGAAACCTTACATGTATAAATAAGGAGGGGCAAGAAGTACAGTTATATGCTTATAAGAAAATAATGCCTCTTATAACACCGTATCGTTGGATGCGTTACAAGGAGCGGGCTTTAGAACCATTCGTTTGGGAATTACAAAAAGGTGGAGTTACAGCACCTGTTAATCAAGCATATATAGATACTTTGACAAGTTCTCTTGTTAGTAAATTAACAAAACTAGGTATCCCCCATTATTGTGATTTTTATGGAGCTTATCGTGGTCGAGCGGAAGTATTTATGTATAATCTGGAGGATGATATAGAGGATTTTCGCTTTTCCAAGTGGTTCTGGGAAGAGATAGAATCTGGACGATTTGGCTTATGTATTACAGATAAGAAAAATGGACGACGTTTAACTTTAGATGAGTGTAAAGAATTATTAAAGCCAGATGATTCTCTGCTTTCTGATTCTGATTCTGATTCGGATTCGGATTCGGATTCGGATTCGGACTCAAAATCAGAATCAGAATCAGATTCTATTCTTTCTATCCTTTCTATCGATAATGAGTTACCTGTTTTAGATACAACCAACAATATAAAAAACAATATAGATGACGAATTAAAAAGTGTAAATAGTTTTTCAACAGAGGGTGAGTCAATTCATCTAACAAAGAAGCGTTCAGAATCTGATGCCTCAGATTTATCTATCCAGGATGATTATACAGTTCATGCCGAACTTGCTGGAATGCCTGTAGCCGTATTATTTCTGGAGGCAATGAATGGTACTATGGATGACCTTCTAGAAGAAATTAATCATGATACAATTACACCTCTTATAGAACAAACATGGAATGCGTGGATATTTCAGATTTGTGCTGCCTTGACAAATCTTCAGTATTATTTACAGTTGACTCATAATGATTTACATACAAATAACATTGTATGGAAAAAAACAGACGAAGAGTTTTTATGGTACAAGAGTGAGAATCGTACATGGAAAGTGCCGACCTATGGAAAAATCTTCTATATTATTGATTATGGTCGTGCTATTTTCTCATTGAATGGGCATTTATGTATTAGTAGTGATTATGAAGATGATAATGATGCCGCGGGTCAATATAATTTTGGACCATTGGAAGTGGATGATGAGCCACGTGTTCCACCAAATCGCAGTTTTGATTTGTCACGATTTGCCTGTAGTGTTTTGCGTACCTTGTATCCACGAAATCCCCCCGCTTTAGAAAAGGGAAAACCCATTACAAAATATGTTTCAGAGACTTCTCATATACTTTTCAACCATTTATGGACATGGCTCAGTGATAAGAATGGTGATACGATTTTAGAGGACGATATGGGTGAAGAAAGATATCCTGGATTTGAACTCTATATTCGTATTGCAGCGGATGTAAAGAATGCTGTGCCATGTGAACAATTTAAGACAAATTTGTTTTCACAATATCTTGTACAATCACCTCTACCAACGGCTCGTTTGATTCCTTTACCCATGTAATGCCCCGAATCATAATCTCTTTTAGGAAGGTCACACTAAGATGAAATTTGAAATAATTTTCGTAAGACATGGGGTATCATGTGCAAATCAAACAAAAAAATTAAGAGGTTATGGCTTACATACATTATATTCTGATCCAGAACTAACTAAAAAGGGAAAAGAAATATCTATAAAATTATCTACAAAACTTATGGAAAATATAGATTTTAAATGGAAAGAAAAAGAATGGACGATTGGTTCTTCTCCAATGATTCGCGCACAACAAACTGCTTATTTAATGTTGGCAAAAGATAATGGTAAAAAAATCACCATTATGCCACATATTAATGAAACGGGTATAACTATAGATAATAATGCTATGAATAAAGAAAAACAAAAAATCATTATGAATATATCAACACCAGGTATTTTATCTAGTTTAGGAGCCGATGAGCGTGATAAACAAACACTATATAATAAATCAAATTTTATGAAATTTAAACAATGGATTTCCAAGGACGGATTACAATATTTTGGAAAAAATAAAGATAATGTATATAGATCCGTTATTTTTACACATAATGATTATTTGAAGAATGTTTTTAAAAAATATGTTAAAAACATAAAATTTAAGAATAATAACGCTGTATTTTTTAAATTAGATACAGAAAAAACAGGACCTGATGATATAACGAATATAGAACTTAATTCTATTAATGACATTAATGATAAGCTCTTATTTGAATGTCCAGATGAATGTCGTAAATACACGGGATGTTCTAAAACAAGAAAAAATATTGTAAATAAAAACATAACCAAAAATATAACCAAAAACGTAAAAACAAGAAAAATATTGCGCGCATATGGTAATACGAGTAATAATGATTTAGAAAGTTTGCTTTCATCTGTATTTTTAATTGGACTTCCTTTTACACGAATTATTTGATATTATATTTTGCATATATGTTTCATTTGTATATTAGATATATAAATGAATTTATAGAGTCATGTGACATGCCTATTGATCTAAAACATTGCGGGACCCACTTGTAAATCAAAATCAGCAGATGGAAGAGGTGCCCCACCTTTCATAAGAGTATTTGTTGAAACACTTGAAACGGTTGTAGAAACAGAAGAAGAGACCGTTTTTGCTACGGATTCAAAGGACTCGGGAACAAGTGCCCAACCCATTGCGGTGAAAATGGATCCTAGAATTGTATCTCGCACAAGACCTTTAACATTTACCTTGGGTTCTTCAGTATCTTTATTCTGGTAATAGGTAATGCTAGCACTTAGAGCACACAATAGAAGTCCACCTATCAAAACAGTTGCCCAGAAAACTGGATTTGTATAAGGAATTGCGTCGATTCCCTCCATAGTTCTGTTCGCAATTATGAAAGTGTTTCTTTATGAAAAACGCACCTTTAGAGTGATTCAAAATCTTGGCCATCGAGGGGTTTATCATTTATATCTTCAAAATCGGAAAGTGATTCCATATCATCTCCATCAAATATCATATTATTCTCTTCTTCCTCAAGGTCACGATTCTTTTCTATATATTGAATCGTTGTTGTGTCACCTTGATTTTGTATAACTTGATCAAAGTTTGTAAAATGTACAGAAGGTTCAGTATTTATAATTAAATTGTGATTAGGGCTTGGTGCGGGTACGGGTGCGGGTACGGGTACGGGTGCGGGTACGGGTGCGGGTGCGGGTACGGGTGCTGCTATAGGGGTCTCAGGAATAATGATAACAGGTTCTGTAGGTGGTTTTGGTGACTCTGTTACAGATTCCTTAACAATAACGGGCTCAGGAACAGAAGGCTCATCAACAGTAGACTCTATGATTTCCTTATCAGAAATTTGTACTCCATCAATAGATTCTTCATTATCCTGTTTTACGGTGGGTGTTTCTTTCTTATCGGAACCAACATCGGCAACACCGTCCGCATCATCATCCTCATTGTCATCAGCATCATTAATACAATCCTTCAAGATATTTTTGACAGGTAGTAGAGCACGTATAGCCTGTCCAACACCCTCGTGTAAAAGTGTCTCAATCTGACGATGATTCTTCTGTTTTTCTATAGCACTTAGTTCAGAATGAAATAGAAAAGCGGATGCCCATAGAAGACGACTACACTCACTCAAGGAACGGTGAAGAAAATGTTCTGTTTTAGGTACAACAATCTGAACACGGTTTTTGTTCTTTTGTCCAAGGCGAATAGCTGTTAAAACCTTTGTATGAGCAATAAAGACAGCAGTAATAAGTTCTTCAAAATAATCACAGTTAATGGAAGTAAGAATTTTTGAAATCTCACGTTGAACTTTGTCTACATTCCATTCGGGGATTTGGCTCAGAATTTCTTGAAATTTCCAGAGTTGGCGTTTAGGATTCTGCTCTTCTTCCATTGCTTGATGTAGGCACGTCATAAAGAACTTATGAAAGGAAGGTACAACGTACAGTGTGAGCTGTTTTGTGTATTCACCTTTTGCTTCGGCATAGACGGAGGCCCCTTCGTTTGAATCCATTTCTAGAGGTTTGTTTGAATCAATTTATTAATTTCTTTACGCAATTTCTTTACTCCGTAACAATACATCAGCAAGAAGAATCCAAGGACTTGCTCCATCTCCTAGTTTTCGATATGTATCGACTTGTACAGAAATGGGAGCAGATTTTAGAACATTATCAAGAAGAGTATCTGGAAAAAGACCTTGTATTGATGCTTGAAGAATAGCTTCACTAATACGTTTTTCATTTAGTCCAGGATCCCAATTATCCATTTTATTCTGGATAGTTTGACGTACTTTTCTTATATCGGCATAACCACGTTTTTCCAGTTGTTGTATCGCTTGTTGTTTACGAAAACTAAATGGGGGGAGAGAAATACGTTGGCAACGGCTAAGAAGAGGAGGATTCATGGTTGTTTCATTCCGTACTTCAAGCGCAAACTCCACATTAGGCGCAGCTGTCTCGAGGATACGACGCAAAAAGGCTTGGGCATCGGTTGTAAGAGTATCAGCACCCTCGAGCCATATAAGGGTTTTTTCTTTACTGCGATGTTGACTAAAGAGAAATTGCCGACCTTGGCGTAGACTGCGGTCGGTTCGAACAGCATGTCGCAGTAATTTCGCACCTTGTTCTTTAGCACGATTACGAATCCATGTACTTTTTCCAGAGCCACTGGCACCACATACGAGCCACGCAAGCTTCATTCTATCGAAGGATGCTTATGGGCTTAAAATGGGCTTAAAATGGTGTTTCATAATTACAAAATTCGCGCATTACGTTGAATGCTTTGTTGAAGAGGATTATTATTGACCTGTTCGACAATATCGGGTGTAAGGCGTTCGGCGCTGACATCAAGGCGTAGAGGAACACGGTACTTGACTTGGCCGATATCACCTACGCCTGGTGGGAGACCCTCAACACGATTAACGGAATTG